CGCAGTCCAGCAGTTTATCTTTCCCGTCGCTGTTCCAGTTCTCCCGCAGGATCGCCGCCTGGATTTTCAGCGCCGTGGTCATTGCTCCGGCGGCGGCTTCCTCTGTGGCTTTCAGATAGGCGGCGCTGGCATAGGCTTTTTGCCCGTTGTAGGTGATGGAGGCCCAGCCGCTTTCTATGCCGGATACCTCCACCACCGTTCCGTTGGTGAGGGCTCCCAGCTTCTTGTGCTTTGTCCCAGGCCCGGCGCGGACGTTCAGCCCGCTTTTGGCCGTTACCTTGTAGGATTTGCCTGCCGCTTGACCTGGGACCTGTCCTGCCGCTGCTTGGATGGCCTGCTCCAGCCAATGCTCTAACCAGACAGAATCCCGGTCCTGGAGTTTGATCTGCAAATCGTCCGCTTCGTCCTCCTCGTTGTCCGTGTAGGTAAGGGACAGCAGATACCCCCGCATAGAGCTGGAGATATCCGTCCCGTCAAAGGCAATTTCTACCGCGGTGCGGCGGGCAAGGTTTTGGTCGCTCATCCCACCGCTCCCTTCCACGGCGGCAGGGTATCGCTGGCAGATTTCGTGATTTCCGGCAGCGTCAGGACGATCCCCGCCGGGAAGATGTAATACTCTCGATAGGCCAGATTTGCCTGCATGAGCTTGTCCATATAGGCAGCATTGCCAAGCTGCGCGTGGGCAATGCTGTCCCACAGATCCCCCTGGGCGGTGGTGTAGGTTTTCATCGGTAGGCCCTCCTCACGGCATCTTCCTGGGCGTTTTCCATGACCTCCAGGACCCGCCGGGCAAAATCATCCCCATAGTCCCGCATGGCGTCCACCGTCTCCCGGGTGGCGTTCCCGCTGATCTGGAACGTTACTTGCACGGAAACCGGCGCCCGATTGCCGGCCTGGTCGTTTGTCCGAAGCGGCTGCGCCCGGTCTGTCGCTCGTGCATTCATGGCGGCGACCAGCTGCGGGTGCAGAGCGACCATCTGCAATTCTGCATCCAGTCGGGATTGCAGGGCGGCGGTCTCCGCCGCGTTCAGCACCTTCTCCCCGCCGTGGAAGTAAACCAGCTCCGGCCCATTCTCGCCAACCATGGCAAGGCCCGGCGGGGCCGATTTTGTCCCGGACGCAAACCCCGGCACGCCTGAGATCCTTCCCGCTACCGCCATAGCGGCGTTTGCTGCCGTCTGTACGGCGGACAGTTCCCGGGTCAGCTCCGGCTTCTTTGCGCGGATCGTGGCGATAAAGGCATTCATGGTGGCCGCTGCCGCGCTGGATGCTGCGTGGCTCAAATTCATGCCCGCAACGCCAGAGGCCACGGTGCCCACCATGTCGCTCATGGCTCCGCTCAGATGGTTCTGCATTTCGTCGATGGTGCGGGCGAAGGTGTCTTTTCCTTCCGCCACTTTCGCAAAAGCGGCGTTCAGCTCTGCCACTTTTGTTTTCCCGCCGTTGACGATGGCCTGGAGATACTTCGCGCTCTCCGCGCTGCCGTCCGCCAGCTTTTCCACGATTCCTTCATCCACGCCCCACTCCATAACGGTGCGCAGGTTCTGGGCGTAGTTTTCCAGGTAGGCAGACTGGGACTGCAGGTTGGCAATCATTTGATCCACGGAGGTGTCCACCTCCATGGTCATGTCCTCAAACAGGCCGATCTGCCCGCTGATGCTCTCGTATGCCTTGGCATACGTCTCCGTATAGGCCCCGGATAGATTGCCCAAAGAATCCGACAGCCCGTCTGTCTGGCCGGCGGCGTCCTGTGCGGCATCCCCGGAAAGGCCCAGGGCTTCCGTGTAGGCTTTGGCCTCCGCTTCCGCCTCGTCCATCTCCGTCCGTGCCCGGTCCAGAGCATCCGCCCCCTGCTCCACGGCTTGGTTGTATCGGTTCTCCTCCCGGTTAGCGTCGGCGATTTCTTCCTTGTAGTTTTGCACAGAGGTCGCCAGGGAGTAATACTCCCGGTCCAGGAACTTCGCCGCCGACAGGTGGCCCGCGTGGGTCTTATTGTAGGCATCCGCCTCGCTCTTTGCCTGGGCATACAGCGTATTCATGCGCTGCTGGGCCTGGGCCAGGTCCCGGGCGGCGATCTCCTTCCGGGATTCCGCTGCCGCCAGCTTGATCCCGTTCTCTGCCGCTTCCAGCTCCACCTTGGCGTAGCTCTCATACAGGCCGTTCATTTTCTCCTGGACGGCCTTTTGCAGCGCGTTTCTGCGCCACGCTTGGGTGTTGGCTTCCAGGGCAGCGGTCCCGCCCTGGATGGAATCGGTCTCCAGGTCGATCAGGCCCGCCAGCTCCGGCACCGTCTGGCACAGCAGGGCCAGGGTCCCGTGATACTGCCGCTGCTGCTCCTGGGTTTTCAGGCCCGTGGCCTCCAGTTCTTTCAGGCGCTGGACGTACCGATCCGCCACGTCCGCCGCTGCCTGGGTTGCGGTGATGGATTCATCATAGGCGGCGCATACGTCCGCCATGGTGCCGTCCATTTCCCGCGCTGCCTGGGTCAGTTCCTTCATGGACGGCCCGGACCGCTCGGCCACGGAGGCGATCCCCGCAATGGCGGCTACCACGGCGGAAACCGCCGCCGCAACGCCGAAGAAGATGTTGACACCGGGGATGGAGGCGGCGAAAAGCTGCATCAGCGGGATCACGGCTTTTGTTACTGCCGCATAAGCAGCCAGTCCGGCAGTGGCCAGACCGATGGCACCAACAAATACCGTGATGGATTTGACCAGCGCCGGGTTATTTTGGGTGAAGCTGTCCAGGGCGGCGAATACATCTGTACCGACGCTGTAAAGTCCCCGCATTTCTGGCATGAACTGTTCCCCGATGGATGTTTTGAGGGCATCAAAGGCGGACTTCATCAGCGTTAACTGGCCGTTCATGTTGTCCAGCTTGATGGCAGCCATGTTCTCGGCGGCCCCGCTGCACTCGTTGATGCTGGCCGTCAGGGACATATAGTCCTCATCTGTGGCCCGGAGGATGGCCAGCAGGCCATTGTAGCCCCGGGCCCCGGCCAGGGTCATGGCATTGTTGACCCGCTCGGCCTCGGTCATCTGCGCGAATATGCCGCGCAGTTCGTTGATGGTAGACCCGAAGTCTTTCATGGTCCCGTCCGCCTGGACCGCGCTGTATGTATACTCGCCAAAGGCCGCGCCGGTCAGCGTCGCTCCCTCCAGCAGGCCATTGAAGATATTCCGCAGGGCAGTCCCGGCGATACTGCCCTTGACGCCTGCGTTGGCCATGAGGCCCGTTGCAATGGCCACGTCCTCGATGCTGTAGCTCAGAGCGCCGGCAATGGCGGCAGAGGACTTGAAGGTTTCGCCCATAATGCTGACGCTGGTGTTGGAATTGGTGGCTGCTGCGGCCAGCACGTCCGAAAAACGGGCGGTGTCAGCGGCGGTCAGGCCGAAGGCCGTGAGGTTGTCCGTTACGATATCAGACACCATGGCCAGGTCCTCCCCCGCCGCTGCGGCCAGGTTCAGAACGCCGTCCATGCCCGACATCATTTCCTGTGCGTCCCATCCGGCCATAGCCATGTAGCTCATGGCCTCGGCACTCTCCTTGGCGGTAAACTTGGTGGTTGCCCCAAGATCCTTTGCCTTGGCGGTGAGCTGGTCCATTTCCGCCGCGCTGCTCCCGGACAGGGCCTCCACCGTGGACATGGTTTCCTCCAGCCCTCCGGCTGCCTCGACACAAGCCATATAGGCCCTGGCGATCTCCTGTAGGGCGGTGGTGATCCCCGCCGCCAGGATTGCTTCCTGGGCTGCGTTGAACGCTTCCGCCGTTCTCTCGCCAAAGCTCCGGGCCCCCTCGGCAGCCCGGTCCTGCTCCCGCCGCAGTTCTCCCAGACGGGTGGTCAGCCGGGCGCTCTCTCCGGCCAGATTGTTGGTATTGACCCCTGCCTCCCGGAGACGGCCACCGGTGGCGCTCAGCTTTTCGTTTTGCCGGGTCAGGGCTGCGCTGGTGTCGTTGATCCGCTGTCCCAGTTTCAGCTCCTCCCGTTCCAAAGCCGCTGTAGACTGCCCGGCGGCCTTGGACTGGCTGATCTCCTGGCGGATCAGGGCCTGCTGGCGTTTCAAGTTCTCCAGCTTCCGGGTGGTGGCTTCAATGGCCCGCTGCTGCTTTTGGTAGGCGGATACATCCGACTGCACCCGGCTTAGTTTTCTGATTTCATTGCCCAAACGTGTAAACTGTGCCTGTGCCTTGGAGAATGTCCCTTGAAATCCTCCGTTCATGCGGGCGTTTAGGGCAAATAGCATTTCATATTCTTTCCTACTTGCCACGGACGGCCTCCTTTGTATCCTCAATCACAGCGTTGTTTGCCTCCACCCATTCGCCCAGCTGTGACAGCGGCATGGATAACCAGTAGGGGACAGGGGTGTTATTGTTTTGGGCCAGGATGATGCACTGCTTGCGGAGCCATAGCCCGCCGTCTCCGGTTACAACCCCGCACGAATTAAAAAATTCCTCGCCCGGTTGGTGATCTGCTGGAAGTCACCCAGGGGCATGGCCTGGATCATGTCTGTGCCTACGAAACGCTTGCCCTCCTCTGTGCGGTCGGTACAGGCTCGGGCAGCTATGCCCACCAGGTATTCTCCGGTGTAAGCCGGGATCACCAAGGTGATATTTTTTGCCCGCAGTTCCCGCTCGATGGCTAGGCTGTCTCTGCCGCTCAGGGTGTCCCAGTCAAAGGTCAGGCTTTCCACGGTTCTGTCCTGGTAGGTAAAGGGCCGCTTGAAATAGTGGGTATAGCGTTCGTTGCCCGGTTCCTCCGCCAAGGCATCCGCCTCTATCTGCTCTGCGGCTTCCGCCAAGGTTTCCGCCATGCCCTCCATGGTTTCTTCTGCGTCTGCCGATACAGTCTTTTCTTTGCTCATGTTAAAATCTCCTTTCAAATTACGTAAATTACATATCCTTCTTGACTTTACGTAAATTACGCAGTATAATAAAGACATTAAAGGGGTGGTACCAATGAAGCGACGGGACATCATTAAAGCGCTTGAAGCAGCGGGTTATCAAAAACAACGAGAAAAAGGAAAACACAAGGAATACCAAAAAACTGGCTAAATAGAGATGAAGGACGCCCGACGTGATGACGTGCAGGTCCCCCGACATCGTGAAGTGAATGAAAACACATCGAAAGCAATCCTTCGGAGTGCGGGGCTTCGATAAGCCCTGCATCCCCATCCCCAGAAAGGAAGATGAATTATGGCTGATTATGTTTACCCGGCACTGTTTCATTTCAACGCAGACGATGGCTCCTATACCATCACCTATCCCGATATCCCCGGCTGCATCAGTGAAGGAAAATCGCTGGAAAATGCGTTATATATGGCACAGGATGTCCTCCTGCAGCGTATGGAACTGATCTCGGAAGAAAAGCAGACGCCTCCTCCTGCCAGCGCGCTGGCAGATGTTCACCCGGAAGAGGGGGAATTTGTCAATCTGGTCCGTGTTTCTGTCCGGGATGAGCGGGCAGTCCGACGCACCGTCAGCTTGCCCAAGTGGTTAGATGACCAAGTTTCTACCGCAGGGATCAGCCTGTCCCGTGTTTTGCAGGACGCATTAAAAGAACGATTCGGCATCCAATAACCGCCTCCAGGCCACCCTCAGCGGGTGGCCTTTTTCTCACTTGCCCAGGGCCCTGCGCAGGTCGGCGGAGTAGTCCACGCCGCCGATGTCGCACTTCATGGTCCGCTTGTCGATCTCCCAAAGTTTTTCCCCATTCTTATAGGCGGCATAGTAGTAGACCACAAACTCCCCGGAGGTATCCGCTGCGGAGGCCGGCGCGACGGTCCCCGGCTTGATTGCCTTGGGCATGACCACCACGACATATTTGTCCGCCTGGATTTCTGCCTCCGCACCCTCTACGTCCCACACCTCTTCCGCCACTCTCAGGTCCAGCTGGTGCTTGCGCGGGGCCATGAGGTGTACGGCAGAGGAGGTGTTGGACAGGAAGTCAATGCTCATCGTCATATTTTCCAACATCCCGATCAGCGGGACTTCCAAATCCCCGCTGATACCCGCGCCGGAAACTGTCACGGTCTTAAATGGAATGTCCGGCAGGCCAACCTTGGCCACGCCCAGCATATTGATGCTGTCCTCGTATATCTCCAGATTGAGGTATGCTGCGTGCTGTTTCATCTTGTGCGCCTCCTTCCCCTCAGCCCATCAATGCCGCCGTCACATAGGAAGCGTCATACTCCAGGGCAAAGTCGATTTCCTGGGCGGGGCTGGGCGGCGTCATGTAGATATGCAGGCGGATGATCCCGGCCATGAGGCTGGTTTCCGGGTTCTCGCTCTCCAACATCACCGCTCGTGCCCCCAGCAGGTACCCGGCACCCACCAAGCCGCCCAGCCAGATATTGCAGGTGTCCAGGATGGTGTCGATCAGGCGGCGGGTCATGGGCTTGTCCAGCTTGGCCCAGAAGGTCCTGACCAGGGTATTTGCCACCCAGTCAAACATCCGGGACACCGGGATGAACTGATCCTTTACGTCGGTGTTGGACGGGTAACAGGCGGTGTAATTGCCCCAACACTTCCAGCCGTAGGTCAAGAAATTCAGGGCCGTTACAATGCCGCAGCTGTTGACCATGTTTGCCTGGTCAAAGGTCAGGGAGATTTCCGTTCCGTCCTCCAGGCAGCACCCATCCATCTTGAAATTTTTGTTGGAGGGGCTTTCGTAGGGACAGCCGCCGTTTCCGCTGTCCACCTGGGCCATGAGCCCTGCCAACTGCGTGCTCATGTGGAACTTCTTGTCTCCCATCCGCACCATGGGCCAGCACAGGACCTGATTTTCGTCCACCAGATTGCCGGCGGACTTTGCCCCAGGCAGGTCCGAATACTGACGGACCCCCTCCGCGCCGGTGTCAATGTCCACCAGTGCCTTGCCTCGGAACAGGCCGTCGATCCCTTCTGCCTTAGTGGCCATGATGGCCGCGACGGTGGGAATATGCGAGTAACCAGGGGCGCAGATCAGGTCCGGGATCACCCCCACTGCGTTCATGCAGGCATCCACCGCACCCATGCCCGTGACGATATCCGCCGCACCCACGGCATCCAGGCTGACTGCCGCCCCCTCTACGATCAGCGCCGTGGCCTCATAGGCCGTCCCGGAGGACAGCAGCTCCACAACGCAGGCGGTTTCTGTGTACAGGATGGTGTAATCCTCATCCCGGACCAGCTCACTTTCACCGCCGGACACTTTGACAGTGGAGCCGATGGTCCCGAAGGGCAGGACGGCCTTGTGGTCCATGACTGTGTACTCTTTGGATTCCGACGCTGTCCTCATGCTGTCCAGGTCCAGGACATTGCAGAAGATCACAGGCTGACAGCCAAAGAGCCGGAAGTGGGCGTACATGAACTCACAGAGGGTGTAGGTTTTCCAGTCTTCCGTGTATCCCAGCTTTTCCACAGCTTCCGCCCAGCTGGTACACAGCACCGGCACGTTGGCCTTTGCGGGGTTTGCCGCCGTGTGGACCGGGGCCAGCCCCACCACATACGGGATTCCCGACGCGGCCACCATGGGCGTGGATATTGCGGTTTCTTCTTCGTTGACGTATACGCCGTGTTTATAAGACATTTCTCATTCCTCCTTTACGAACATTACTGGCTGGAAACTCTCACAGTAGCCTGCAGAAGCATCCGTGGATAGTTCGGGTCATAATCGAAAATAATTCGATAGCACTTGTCCAAGCCTAACGTCTTAATGAACTCAGGCAAGGTGGCTAGATTTTCTATTTCTCCCGGCTTGTTGATCCATGTGCTGCTCCACTGCCCAATCTCCTGGTATCCAAAATGCTTCATGACCTCGGATAAATACGGGCCATGAGCTGCGGATATAATTTCTTCTCTGGTCAGCCGGGTGCAATTCTCGCTCGGCTGACCACTACACATTTCCAGCCCCATCCATTCCACCCCCCAATTTCCCTGCAACTTTCCTGCAATTCTCATACAAGGCGGTTCCGGGTGTTTTTGCTTTCAGCCTGTCCAGTGGCAGGCTGTCCCCGGAGACGATCAGGGACTTCACCAGGGGCTGCGCCTCAATCGCCGCCGCTGCGGCCTGCCACGCCTCCGCTCGGCTGCCCGGTAGGATGGTTCCATGCTGGAGCAGGCCCGGCAGGGACGGCCCGATATAGCACCAGAATCCCGCCTCACATCGCTTGTCCGCATCCTTCCTGGACAGGTAGGCGGGGATCTCTTCCGCCGGTGTGGGGTCCGCCTCCACCGTTGGTACAGCCTCTCCCAGAACGGTTCCGGTTTCCTCCGGGTTGTATGTTTTCTTCGCCATATCAATCAACCTTTCTTGTGATGCCCGGCAGTTTCCAGGTGGAAACCACCTCCCCTATGTAGTAGGGGGCCGCATCGTCTGGGTATACCAGCGTATCCAGGCCAGCGGATAGGTCCAGCTTGAACTGCTTACCAATCACCACCTGCTCCAACAGGGCGATCCGCACCCTCTCCATCAG